GCCATGACGAACTTGAAATGAGAAGGGAAGGCTGCCACCCAGGGAGCGCGGATACGGTTATCGGTGATCCATACCTCGGTATCTTTCGCGTCGAGGTAATGCTCCATGAGGGCCGAGCCGATATATCCCATCCCCCCAACGATAACGATTTTCTTCATTCTAAAACCCCTTTCAGTTCGATCGTTCGGCGCACCAAGGCCGCCAATACCTCCGTCCGGGCCTGACCCGTCCGTTCATCGTGTATGAGGGCTGAGAGGTGAGAGAAGGAACGGAGGCAAGGGACCAGCGCCAGCAGCTTAGAATCGGGAAGAGCGAGGTGGACCTGCACCAACTCGGGATAGACCTCCACCGGGAAGACCAGTTCGACCCGGGCGGGCCCATCCCTCGACGGCTTCGCACTCCCAAACTTTTTCCGGGGGGAGATCTCNACCGCCAGGATATTATGATTCCGGANGGCGACGGCCAGTTCACGGAACCCGGTGGGCATAACGACCCCGTCCACGCCAGAAAAATCCAGCGTGGACAGGTCGATACGGGCGGGATTTTGGGCAGACGTGGGAAGCCCCGGCCAGTGCTCCTCTGCTACCTCCCGCGCCTGGACTGTAAAATCAGCAGCCCCATTCGGCACGATGAGGAGTATCACGCGGCTGGACCATTAGCGATGGTATCGAGGCGGCGCTGAACCCGCTGAATGACCGAGGGGCGATTCTGGCTCATCTCCTCTGCTTCGAGGAGGAGGATCAGCTCATCGACGGTCAGCTCCGGCAGCACGTTCTCGATCTTACGGACAGAGAGCGCAGCTATCGCCTTTACATCGCGGGAGGTGTCCATCTGGACCGTTTCATCCTCCGGGCTACTCTCCTGGGCCTCTCCCTCTTCTGGGACGTCCAGGGCCGCAGACAGGTGAGGGTTGAGGTCGTCTCTCTTGGCGAGGGCGTCGTGCAGTATCTGATGGATAGCCTTGCGATTAGCACCGCTGGCCTCAAGGTCGGCACAGGCATGGAGAAAGACCCCATCGCAATCGGCCAGGAGCGCAGCCATCTGATCCTCGGGCAACGACAGGATAGCCTGAGCCGACTCCACATCGACCACGGACTCGCCCGTATCCGTCAAGGGCATATTGGTATCGATCTTGGACGTCATTTTTAGAGCATCGTCGCCATAGGTAACGACCACATGAACGCCCACCTCCAGATACGCATTGGCGATCAGCGGGTAGGTGGAATCGACCACCACGCCCCCGACCCTCTCCGCGAAGGGCTTGTCGAATCCTTGCACCTTCAAGACCATGAGGGAATGGCCCGGGAAATTCTGTCGGGCGGTGGTCTTGAGGAAATCGGCTCGGACATTCCCCTCCCAGTCAGCATCAACATAAACGAGACAACGCATAGCATCCTCCATGGGGCCATCGAGGGCCGCTGGCGGCACTATGACCTCGACGGGCTTATCCGTTACGTCCTTATAGGCTTCGTGAATTGCGGGATTGTCGGTGGCGAGTACGATCGCCAGGACGTTTTTCCAAGGCATCCCAATGGCGAGAGGTCCATCAAAAAAGCGAGGGGTTAGATATTGGACGGGGCAGTTCGGCCACTTCTCATTGATAACCTGAAGGGCGCGGGGCATTTCTTTGGAAGCATTATCGATCCACAGCGCAACAAAGCCGTGTGTAGCCATCTTCTGTTCCTCCGATCATAGGGTGCAGTGGGCGACGAGGCACGGATCGCCGCCCACCGCATCGAAGGTTAAGCGATAGGGCGTCCCTCCGGCAGTGTTTAGCTGCCGTTGGTCACGAGGCGCACCCCGGCGCAAGACTTGACATCGGACGCTACCCGGGTCCAGTTCGCGCTGGATCCGATCGTCGCGTCGTTCGGGTTCGCGGCGCCGGTATAGTCGAACCCCTTCACCTTAGTCGTGATGGAGTACTCACCCTGCAGCCGGACGGTGATGTTATCCTTCCCCAGCACCGTTTCGGTTTCGAGGGTGCGCGACTCAGACTCATCGACCTCGATTCCACCCGCCACCAGACCCAGCGTGACGTAGTAGTTCGTGGTCCCGGACAGCACCAGCGCCGAGGAGTCCGTGACGATCACCGGGCGACCCAGGGAGGGCGGTGTCCCGCCATACACCACGACATCGGCAACGTTCGTCACCTTGTCATTGATATAGCTCTCCATGAGCTTGAAATAGACCGAGGAGTGCATGACCCAGGCGACCACCCGATTGGCAGCGTCGCCCATCTTGGCCAGGGCGCGGAGGAGCAGGATAGCCGTCGGGTCGGAACCCGAAGCATCGTACTCCAGAGCGGCCACGCCATTAAGGGCGGCATCACACGCCAGCACACCGGCGTTGAGGTGGTCCTTGAACATCTCCGGCCCCACCTGCTGGCCGAGGACGAAGGACATGAGGCTCGGGTCCTCGTTGATCTTCTTGAACGCGTCGATGGTGTCCTCCACCGGACCGATGCGCCGCGCCAGCTTGGGCGAGGTCGCGTCGTCCATTCCGAGCGGGCTGGACGTGGCGGCGGCGACCGAGGTCGTATCGCGCCGGTTAATCAGCCCACCGGAGACATTCTGAAAGAAAGATTCCTTCAGGAAGTCACCGCGATGGATGGCGGGGACGAGGCGAATAGCGTTCCGCGATGCTTCGTTGAAGACCTGCACGTTCTGCTCGATGGTCTCATAAGCACCGGCGAAAAACTCGGCCTCATAGATTACGAAATTGCTTTTAGTTCCGGCTGCCATTGTAGGCTCGTCCTTTTATTTACGCATCGACGCGCTGGACGCTTCCCCGATGGGCTATTCCCAGGGTATCGCCATGAAATCGTCGATGCCATTTTTTTGAACAAAAGCGGCCTTTTCTTGGGCAGACATATCCTTCCTGTTCTTGGGTGTCCCCCCGGAGCCGCTATCCGTGCGCTCCTCTTTGCCGCCTCCGCTCTGACCTGTCCCGTCAAAGCATCCTGAATACTCTTCGTCTGCCCTCATCTCCAGCAGCTGCTCTCTCCAGCGCAACGGGTTGCCGTCCTTGCCGATCCTATCGTTTCCGGTCTCGGGGTTGACGATCCGATAATCAAGAACCCCTTTTTCCTCCACGATACGACTCATCGACAGTAGAATCGGGATGAGCACCTTGGGCCGCCCCTTGATCTCTTCGCTCATCATCTCCTGGGTAGCGGTCACATTGACCAACAGGTTCGCAGCCTGATCGCGGTATCCGTCCGCTCTCGTCTTCTCGCTGTCCACCTGGGTCTGGAACTCGCTCTTGGTGCTGGTATCGTACTCCCGTTTCCACTCTTCCAGCGCTTCGTTGGCCTTGGCTGCTTCTGCATCTGGATCCAGCTCATCGAGCCGCTTGGCTTTCGCAAGGGCCTCAGTGACCGTCGATGGTTCGATGTCGCCAAAGGCTTTCAGCTTCCCGAGGGCGGTGTCGCGCTCTCCGCGCGCCGCCTCCACGCTATTGCGTAGTCCCTGGACGTTCTCAAGTGCATACCCATCCCGGGCCTTGAGATTGAAGAGATATTTCCCATCGTCCTGCTTGGTATAATTCTCTTTCTGTCCATCGTCCAGCTCTCCGAACTCTTCCTCAGTGACAAAGGCAGTAAATTCCATGATTGATTGCCTCCCGCAATCGTCAGCGCATCCCGCGCCGTACTCCGTGATAGGGGTGATACGTGGTCGAAACAGCTATAGGGGTAGTGAACACAACGCGTTGGCTCCCGTCATTCGACGGCCTGCAACGGCTTCTGGGGGAAATGTAGCGGGTTTTTGATTCAGACGCAACTTAAGATTTTTTCCGGAACCGGATACCTTTATCGCCAGGATATTTGTTTTTATGGCTCACGGTATCGGCCATGATGGGCAAAGGGATGCCCACCGGGAAGGCTTTACAGATCGACGGATTCTCGATGTCGCGGTAGGCGCAATCGGCGCATTGGTTCCGGAAATTCAGTCCGACCAGGCTGGTATGACGAGCAGATCTTTTAGCCATTAGATTTCCTCAAGATCGATAACGGTCACCGAGCCCGGCCCTTTTCTCTTCGTCCCTACTATGCGCAAGAAACGATATTCTGTATTGGGCAGGGCAAGGACTTCGAACTCTTTATAATCTTCGGACTTTTGCACAGATAGGTGCTCGATCATCCGGGCCGTTTTCCCCTTAACTCTCAGCAAGACTCCGGCATTGGAAGAAGTAGGGGTAGCAAATTTTTCTCCTACGGCCCTCGTCCTATCAAAAGATTGGAACGATTTTGATTTCAAGCCCTTCGCCTGAACTAAATTATCGATGAACTGAGCACGTTCGGCATCATCTAAGAACGTCAGCCCTCGATACATATCGCCACGCCACTTAGGGGCACCGCTCACGATCTTTTTGAGCTTTTCGCCCATCTTCCAGCCATGCCCCTTTTTATTACCCTCTTCCTGATCCTCCCGTATCTCCTCGTACCGATCCGTAACCCAATCGTCAATGACATCGTAATCTTCTGGCCCCACGCCCTCTGCCCATTTCTCCGCGTCCGCTATGGCCTTTTTAGGATTCCAGGGAGGCAATTTCGCTACCTGTTTTTCAGACTGTGATTTTAGATTTTTCCTTAACAGCCTCTGCTGCTTCAAAAGGCCATCATATTCAGGTTGGAGGCCGGGGGGAGGATTCTCATATTTCCACTGCTCCTGAATCCACGCTATCCGATCCTCGACTTTCGTAAGGGCGGCCTGGGTCCCGGCGAGGGTGGACGGGAGCGCCTGAGGCGAGGAGGGCTTAGAGGGTTTGACGGGGCGTTTCTCAATCTTCTGTAGCTGTTCGAGGGTGAGGGTAGATCCATCTTTCGCCACAAATTGCTCGACCTTGATCTTACCCGACCGCCACAGCTTCGCGCGGGCCGGCCCCAGGGCGCGATTCTGGACCGCTTCGGTCTGGCCCTTTAACCATTTCGGATAAGAGATCGTTCCCGCCACCTGGCCGTTCATAGAGGCCCGGGTGCTGGCGGGTAGTTCCTTGGCCTGGATGCCCAGCTCTCGCCAAGATTTCAGGACAGGGACGATAGTGCACCGACACTGGACATGGGCCGGGGGTTGCGGGTGAGGTTCGCCGAGGGGATAGACCTTTTGATCCAGTGCCATGCACTGAGGGCAATTATGGACGACAAAACCATTAGCGATATAAGAATGATCCTCTTCGACATCCAGGTTATAGACTGTGCAGTCCTTTACTACCCTGGATAGTATTTTTATATTTGAGGCATGAAAACTACCTGTACTCACTGCGGAAAAGCCATCGAGAAAAGCGTCGCCTCTTCTCTGAGAAAGGCGAATGACTCGATCCCACTGCCCGAGGTGATCCAATGGCCGCCAGCCTCTCTCAGTAAGAAATAGATGATCAGATGTGGACTTGATCCTATCTCCCTCTGATTCTATCTCCCAAATAGCCCCCCTAAAAACCCTCTGCTTGGTCTCAATTACCCGCTGCCACTTATGGCGGTGAGTGAAGACCTCTTCTCCGACCTCTATCTCCTCGATGGGCCGATTACCTGTTCGGGTCAAAACATTTGTCCCAGCAGTAAAACAGGTCCGAGAATCGAGCGTCGCCAGCCACTGCACGGCCTTAACGATATCGCTATTCTCATTGAACAGGTGTTCCCGGGCGCGGTTCGAGATATGATTCGTGCCAGTCCGGGCCAAGGCCCTCGACTGTTGAGCGGTCCCATATAGCAACCCATCTGCATAATTCTGCCGCTGGGTGCCTCGTATTCTCCGGGCGATCTGATCGACTGTCTCCCCCTCCACCATGCCCAGGCGAATAGCGCGGTTGAGGTTGGTCTTGACGCCCCCTTCCATGCGGTTGAACCATTGGCGCAGGGGCGCGCCATCGAATGGCTCTGTCGTGACTATAGCGCGGAGGGTCTGCCGGGAGGGTAGGACCAGTTCGGCCTTGACGGGGAGGGTCTTATCGAAAAGGGACTGCTGGAAGTCCATCTCATCGCGCCCCACCTCGACCAGATCATTGCGGAGCACCTTATAACTTTCCTTGCCCCATTCGTCCACGATCTTGCCGATGGATTGTTCCATCTCCCGTAGTCGGCGGGTGGTGACGGGGCCGAGGTCGACTCCTCGCTCCTGTATCCGGGCCAGCCGCACGTAGAGCTGGTCCTGGATGTCCTTTTCTGCGTCTCGGAGGAGGCGCACTACCTTATCCCCCTCGCCCTCTCCCAAGCGCTGTAGGTCAATTTGGTGGACGAGGGTGCGGTCTGCCATCACATCGTTGACAGACTTCTCCGATAGATCAGCCCGGACGCTGGGGTTGCGATTCCACTTTGCCATTGGTCAGCACCTCGGTAGTATTCCCTATCCGGCTGCCATGCTCTCATCGGTCGCCGCCGCGCCCGCTTCCTCTTCGATAGTGCCTTTTTCATCTTCGGCCCCCGTCACTACGGCAGGAAGAAGAAATGGATCTTCTGTCTCCAGGGCGGCGATCTCTTCCTCGACATCGAAATCGTCTGAGTAGAGGCCGTTGCGCTTCCGCTCTTCGAGGTAGGTGCGGTGCGTGATGGCCCCCAGCTTGAAGTCCTCGCGCAGCTCCGGCAGCGTCCGCTGGCCGAGGAGGTCCATACCAAAGCCCTGATAGATATCGCACTGAGCCAGGATCGATTCCCACATCTTATTGAGCCACAGCCCGGCATACTTATAGCCCTCTTCCAGCCCTGTTTCGAGGTTACGGCAATAGGCCTGCAGGTCCGACACGGACTCGGCGTGGTCGATGGCTCGGGCGGTAGCCAGTTCGTTCCCCGGCCTCGGCATGAGCATCTCTGCGCCCATCCCCTCCATGAGCCGTTCCTTCCGCTCCAAGTCCTCATCCCCGGCTTTGATACTGGCGCCGGAGTGCTCCACCACATCGATATGGGCTTCGGGGTTGTCATTGGCTATGCCGCGCGCTTGGCCTACCTCCACGACCTCGACCTCATCTTCGCTGAACCCCATGAACGCCAGGAAATAGATCCGAGCAAAGTGGAGAATGTTATCCTGGTCAGACTGAGACTGCCAGTGCTTTACGTTCATATCGGCCAGATCCTCCAGGGGCGGCAGGGACGTGAGGAAGCCCGTCCTATTCCCATAGACCGTGACCAGGGGGATGCGGCCGAGGGGATTGGGTATTGAGTCATAGATAGCCCATTGCATCCCCTGCTCCGTCCTGCGCTCTCGCCAGAGGTCGATATGGTCCGGGTAGTATACGCGGATCTGCTGCACTAACGTCTCGCCCCACTCGCCATTAGGCTCGATGATCGTTTCTTTGATACGGCACCGGGAGAGGACGTCCACCCCACCGCGCCGACCCCCGCGCCACCCGATCAGGTCCGTAGGCTTCACGCGGGTAAAGTAAGGACGCAATTTAAGCTCTCTCTCTTGACGCAGGGTCAGTGATCGCCCTCCCCTCTCGGCCAACAGATCCCGGACGTCGGGGAAGTCGACAATCCAATGGCATTTGCCAAAGGTGAGCATATCCTTGAGCATGTCCCGGGTGAACCCCGTCAGGTCGCGCCCGGTGAGGTCCACATCATCGACCAGCACGTCCAACTCGGCCACGTTATTCCTCTCCACCTTCACCGGCTCTTTAAAGGGCTGTGCTGACAGGCTCTTGATCGTCTTCCTGAACGCATTAAACAGCGTCGAGGTATCCAGCCGATCCTGGTAGGAGACATCATCCTCGGCGGGATATTGGGGCAGATACTTTCTCCCTGCGGCACGCATGGCGATCGTTCCACCCATCAGCGCCTCGGGCAGCTTCCAATGGACAGCCATATCCTTATAATCGGTGCAGGGTTCGTACACTTTATTGACTGATCCAGTCGCCATGATTACCTCGCTCTCTTTCCTAAATTATACAACAGTACCACGAAGTTTGATAGTCTGCGCCCTCTTCGCCCTGATCGGGAATTTAGAGGCGATATAATACCCAAGGCCATCGCTCAAGTGAGTGAGGCCGTCGTCCTTATGCTTCCCCTTATCGATCTCCCCTGATCCCCCTTTCAGTAGCTGCACCCCTTCGAAATCGAGGATAAGGTGGGGTGCTTTCTTGGGGTCTATCATCAGGCGGGGTCGTCCAGCCAGGGGGAGGAGACGGCTATTGACGGCGTTGATACGGGACCGTTCCGAGGGGTTGCCCCTCCGGTAACGATATGAAATCTGGCGCGGGGAAAAGTGGACAGCCATGCCCGCCTTGACCAGATCCCAGTCATTGCCTTCGGTCTGGCTGGATCGCCTCTGACCGCCTGTAGCATCTCCGTAGATATGGATAGGTCCTGCATGATCCCCCCAGTCTTTTATCAGCCTTCGCACGACGGCAGGGGTGTTGCTATTCCTATCGATGAAAACCTCCCCTATTACGCCGGTTCCTTCCTGGCCATTGGGAAGGGCCATCTCCTGGGCGACCACCGCCGTCCCCGGGTCGACATTGAAATCCAGGCAGACGATCAGGGTCTTATTGGGATCGTAAGGAAGCCTGTGGACGTGCAGCACATCGGTAAAAGGATAATAGGCCCGCCCTTCGAAATTGAGGAAGTTCGCGCCATATTCCTGCTCATAGGTCTGTTCGTCCAGCTCTTCCTTCGCTTCGGCAATCTCCTCGGGGTCGAGAATATCCTCCGATCGCCAGTGGAACGCCCCNCAGGCCGAGTTTGCGCCCCGTCGTCTGCATGAACTCCCGAGCGCGCTTATCGGTATGGAAGTAATGATTCCGTCCCTCTGGCACGCCCTCCAGGTCGCACCAGCCGCGACGGTCAGAGAGAGCAGGACGGATGTTCTCAGGCCATGCCTCGGGCTTGACATTGGCATATTCGGTGATGAGGCCGCCGTCCCAAGGCGACCCCTCGATCCTCTCTGGCTTATCCAGCCCAACGACATGAATCTCTGCCCCATTGAAGAGGACGATCTTTAGCTCCCCCTCGGAAGGGGTGCCTTTTATCATCCAGGCTGGCACCAGGAGCTTGAGGTCGCTCCAGAAGATACGCTTCGCCTGATCGCGGGTAGGGGCCGCACAGAAGAACCGAGGATCGGGGTAGCGGGTGCCCAGGCAGGCAGCGATAACGACCTTGCGCTTGCCCAGCTCCGTCTTACCCGACCGCCTACCGGCTACACAGGTATTGAACCGATGGGGCGACCACAGATACCTATTCTGCTCCCCATGCCAGCGCAGGGGCGTCCAGCGGTCCGACAGATGCTCAGACCGATTCACCATGGGCGCACCATAGGGAACAACGGCTGTCATGGGCTATGCGGAGATGAAGGTCTGCGGCACGGAAACGTCCGGCGTCCACGGCTCACCCTCTGGAATCAGGCGCACCTGAAACTTGACCGTAATGTCGACAGCCTTCACAGTGGCAGAGGCTTGCCATTTGATATCGGTCAAAGGGTCGTAGCCCTCTTCACTGGGGTAGGGATCGTCACACGGGACATACAGTGCCGAAGTCGCTCTCGTGGACAGTCCTAACGGCTCTTGGTCTCTGAAGACCCCTCCGTTGAATCGGACCCGCATCATGATATCGGCCTCACGCTCTCCTCCCGTGGTGTCCCGGTTGATGGTCGCCAGGTAGGACTTGATATAGCCCCGGTAGCCATCCGGAATCGTCAGCAACGCCATGAGCGTCTGATTCCCACTCCCGCATTGCGCTCTAATCTTCGACGCGGTATCAGGAACGCCCGCCGTCACGGTATCGTTCTCGTAGATATAGACGGTCCCGGCGAAGTCACTGGCCCCCAGATTCTTGATGCGGAAGCTCCGAAACCACTTCCCGAGGGCCGTCTTGGTCTGCCCTACTAAGTCGAGCCGCTTGATGCGCCAGATCCCGGCCCCGGACAGCCCCTCGTATTTCCTACCTCTTGGGTGGTCGCCGTTATTCGAGGAGGAGATGAAATACTCTGCTCCTCCCGAGGCCGTGAAAGTGTACGTCCCGCCTCCGTCCCAGACGTCCTCGGTGGTATCCTTCGCAATGGAGGAATTGCGGCCGAACTTATTGATGTATCGCGGTGGGTTTGGGAAAGCCATTATTCATCTTCCTCCCCGGCACTATCGCCAGGCATGTGGCCGTTTGCGTGGTTATTGGGCCGAGTCAGGGCACCGTTGATGCCAGAGCCGCCTGTGAGGGCGAACATCTCTCTGACCACCTCGCCCATGAGCCTGCCTTTTTCGTAGGGATCGGCAACATCGCCGGACTGCATCTCTGCCCTCTGTCGTTCCATGTCGGCCACGGTCCGGGCAAAGCGGTCTGTCATATTGTAGAGAGCCAACAGGGAGGGACGCTTCTGTGTTCGTTTGATCTTCACACGGCCACCCACCGGCTCACCCTGGACCTGGTTTCCCTCGGCATCGGTAGGGAAGGTCGCGCCATCGCGCTCTATATCCTGTTGGGCGTCCTCGAAGCCATCGATCTCCCCGGACTCGATCAGGTATATCCAACGCTGCGCCCAAGCCAGGCGCATACGCATGATATCAAGCTCCGGGTCTACGCTCCCCCGAGTACCAGCGGCGCGTTCCAATAGCTCCCGCTGTTCGGGGAAGAGCCAGCGGTCCGAGTAGAGGCCGTGGACGATCCCGTTCTGGCTGACTCTATCTCGCCCCTCTGGCGTCCGGGGGCCGGTAGATTGATGCTCGGCTTCGTGCCGTGGACACATGCCCGTCTCATCGGCGGGACGCTCACAGCGGCGCCCTGTATCGTCGTCGATGATCTTACAGCGTTCGGGTTGGTTCCTGGCTCTCGACATGGGTAGTATAGATTAGGTATGAGGTTTAGGTCACGGCCCCACCGTTGCGCGACACTTCTCCGTCTCCCAAATGGTTGTGGATATGACAGATAGACTCAAGGGGGAGAGAAGTCTGTTCGCCTCTTTATGGAGGACACAGGCCATAGCCTCGGCGGTAGGGTTACCGGCGAAGAGGTAAGGCACCTTGCCCTGCTCGGCGTGTATCTCCTCCACAGCGGGGCGGTAGGGGTCGTTTGTATTGAGCAGAAAGTTATGGTCCCAGTATTGGTCTATCCACCCACCGACCAGCTTTTTTACATGGGAGAAGTCAACGATCATATTCAGGGCGTTCAGGCCCACGCCCTCGACCTCGATCTCGGCACGGTAGTTGTGGCCGTGGAGGAAGCGACAGCCTCCCTCGTGGTCTTTGAGGCGGTGACCTGCGCAAAAATTAAACTCTCGGGTGATCGTCAGTGCCATCAGCGTTTTTTTCCTCTCACGATATGGTAGACCAGAAACAAAAGGCCGACGAGAGCGATGATGCTCACGGCAGCGTCGATGAAGTGCCACATGATTGCCCCCTATTGGGCTTGGGATAGTCCGTGTTCGATCAGGGCTGCCAGGGCGGAGGGATCGTCCTCCGTACCCTGCTCTTTAGAAACCCGTAACCTCCACTCCTGCCACGCCTGGTATTGCTGCGGAGTGAGATGGACCTGTATGGTTGTCGGGCTATGTCCTTTTTTCGTAGGGGATGTTGGCGCAGGGGAACGTGGGGTGAGCTGTTCCCAATCGACATCGAGGAGAGCAGTGTAGCGGCCGATCTCATCCTCTGTGTAGGGTAGGGTCGCGGCCAGCTTCTTGAACGATCCATTATGAAGGCCGGATAAGTCCTTGAGGCGTTGTCCCAGCTTCAAAGGGTCAATGGGAAAGTACGTTTCGTTGGTCTCGATAGCAAGCCGAATGGCTTCCTCTTCAGTCACTTGGCCCAGGTTGAAGCAGACGGCAGGATCGATCGCGGCGATCTTTAATGCATCCAAGCGATGATTGCCATTGGCTATTTCAAAGAGNCNTTTAGGGCACTCTCGGACGATGAGATTCTGCACCTGACCACGGCGTTGGATGTTCTTTAGCAATCGCTCGGACATGAAGGGATCTTCGGTTTTATAATTCCATTCGGCTTTGAGGAGCTTGTCCAAGGGGAGAAGGCAGNATCCCTTTTTAGCTGGCATGGTTGTCCTCCAATAATGCGATAAAGACCTCGGTGTCGAGACCGCTCCCCGTAGGCCTCTTCAAGTTTCCCCTTCAGGACCTGCCATTTCTCGAACCATGGAACGGATAGGTCAACGGCTAAGGATACACTGCCCCCTTTTGCGCCTTCCTTCATGGGCTTAGTGGCTTTGAAATTGTCCCAATTGAACTGTGAGGAAGCGACAATACGGTTGAATTCCTGAGAAGGCATTGGGAGGGTCTTTTTCAGATCATCCTGACCGAACTTCGGGAGGAGCTTTTCTATCCTCCGAGAAAGAGCCACCTGATCGGTAGGGAATCGCGTCTCGTTTAACTCCAGGGCTACGGCTACGGCTTCCTCCACATCGACAGGGCCACAGTTATAGCACATGGCTGGATCTATCCCCGCCTTTTTGAATACCGGCAGACGGTGATTGCCATTCACGACCTCATAGACTCCCTCGGGCAGTTCACGGACCGTCAGATTCTCCACCTGACCGTTTCGCTGGATATTGTGAAAGAGCTTGTCGGCCAGCTTCTCATCCTCCCCTTTATAGTTCCAGGGAGCAGGGACCAGAGCGGATAGGGGCAGCTCGACCCATGCGCCTGGCAATTTCTTCGCTACTCGGGCCATAGGACGCCCCTCTCTTGCCAAAGTCGTGTGTAGTGCTCTTGGGACCCATCCCGCCGCCTGGAGGGCCTTCAGGGACCGAGCCCGCTTCCCTCTGAACAGCTCCGGCCGGTGGCGCTGGATACTTTTTACCCGGCCTTGGTGGGTGAACCGCTCATTGGTGAACCCTCCAAACTTAGCCGGGGCCAGGGCCGAGGTGCTATCGGCACTGAATAGGGGATACCTCTGTAGGATGTGGTGCTTCGTCAGGGCGAACCCATGTAGGCGCACCCTATCCCGGGTGAGGCTAAGTATTTGTGGCAGTAGGGAGATCGAATCATTCCCTATGCCGAGATAGGTATATCCTTTATCTATCCACAGGCGCAGGATGTCTAAGCTCCCTCCATCGAGTACTGGATGGTAGACTCTCATGAACTCGGAAGGCTGTCCTTCCATGGCCACCTGGATCCGCTGGGCGCTCTCGTCCAACAGGCGGAGAGGAAGGGCGCCGTAGACATCGAATTCTACAAATATGGCATTGAGGCCGACTCGCTCTTTGACAATCTCTTCGTAGGTCTTTACGGCATCGGCCGCCAGGGGGAGGTTGTCTGAGAAGTGATCCAGGCCCAGGGGGTTGATGGAGGTTTTGTTCCAAGAATGTGCGCCAGAATCGACCATGAGCGTATGGCCCGGGTACTCGGTAAGGTACCTGTCGATCTGGCGCGGCTCGTGGAGGAAGGAGAAGAGTTTGTGGAGATTGAAATTATGAATATGATCCACAAAATCGCCCATCCCAGCAATGTAAACTCTCATGATCGGCAGATCTTAGAAATGATACCGGCATTTCCATCCCACTTCTCGGTAAAACTGAGGGAGGGGATGGGGTTGCGTTCGTCAAAGGCCTCGTCAATCTCCTCAATGTCCCGGTAGAGAGAGGTGGTCGGCAGCATCTCGGGGTAGCTGGCGCGATCAGGGGCGAGGATAGCACACCGGTAATGGATGGCCTCTTGGATGGTATATCCAAATGTCTCCTGATAGGCTGTGGAGAGATACCATTGGGCGCGGTCCAGGATGGTATAATACTCAGCCTTGGTCAGATCCCCTCGGAACTCCACGTTGGAGGGCGCAGGACGGGGTGTGAGCGGGCCACAACTCGTCACGACTATTCTCTTCTCTGTCCTCTCAGCATACCGGCACAGGTCGCCCCAGCCTTTTTCAGAGCAAATACGATGGGGCCAAATGACGAAAGGCTCTTTCTTTTCTGTCCCTTGGGCGTGAACGGACTCGACCCACGCCCTGTCCCACACATAGCCCGTCACACAGAGATCCGGCACCAGGGACGGGCCGAAGTGCTTTAGGATCTGCTCTGCATGGAACTCACTCCCGACGAACACTGCGTCGCAGAGGCGGTGGTATCCCAGTTCGGAGGTATCTGCCCAGGCCCCCAGGGACTGCACGAAATCGGCAGGGTCACTGCGGCCGGCGTAATTGAACCCAAACAGCTTGACGTCTATCCCCTGCAGGTCGGCCATGTAACGGATCATTTCAATACCGGGGAAGAAGAGGTCGCCAATGAGGAAACGATCACCGCTTTCGACCACGCCCCAGTGGAACAGCTCAGCGATCATTTTGAGTTGCAAGGCCTTGAAATAACAGGTCTTGTTAACATCAAGAAACTCGCCCACTTCGATATGCCCGGCGTCGTAGCCCTCGGGGTAAAGTTCGATATCAATATGCGGCCGAAGGGCGGCATTCATCATGGGCGTGTATCGCTGTTCCAGTTCTTCCAGGGGGATATAGATCAGCTTAGACATCGGCATCTATCTCCAAGAATTCGGGAGGGGCGGCATCGCCTTTTTCTCCGGTATAATCACCTGAAACCATAGCCGACTTGAAAAAGTATCCGGCGCATCCTTCGCACCAATCTACTGTCCGGCCTCTGAAATCTTCCTCTTGGTAGGAATGGACATTGCCGAGGACTGCTTCGCCATTGAAGTCGATACAACAGCGAACGATGTCACCGTTCCACTGAACAACGGTCCACCCATCAGACAGGTGGCTGCATTCTATATGCTCTCTGGGTGCCGACCCGTGCCGCCCTCCCCAGTCATCAAGATCTTTTTGCTTCACGCCTTCGATCTCAGTAACGACTGTCTGGAACTCTATAGGAAGGGAGCGCTCTTGGATGTTTTTATCCTCGTCCCAGGGGAAATAATCGGCAGTGACCATGAGACGAGTGAGGCCAGCGTCACAGAGGCGATCATACCATGACTGGTTGAGCAGATGTCCATTTGTGTTGAGTTGGGTCTTTATCCCCTTGTCGGAGAATAACTTGACGATAGTATCGAGCCGTTTATGAATCAATGGCTCACCCAGCCCGGCGAACGAAATCGACTTACTGGTGCACGCCTCAGCCGCCCTCTGGGCCGTCTCCATTGACATGAATCCCCTTACTCTGCTATGGGCCTCAGTGGGCCATGGGCAGAAGGAGCAGCGCGCATTGCAATGGTTAGTTGGTTCCAGGCTGAAAATCTTCATGAAATAGCTACCTCCGCTCCGTTCTCTCCATCTTCCAGCACTGAGCAATAGGAGAGGTCAAAGGTTTCGGCCAGGTCTTGGGCGACCATCTCACAGGAGGATTGTGCCCAATATCGCCCCCAGTGGTCGGCCAGGTATTTTTCGATAGCTCTCTTCAGCATGATGATTTCCACATCCCGATCGGTGTGTTTTACCGGCTTCTTGGCTCGGATGTGGAATACATGCCGGTGAGGATGGCGCAGGAAGTCCACCTCGTCATAGGGGCAACCGGGCCAGGAATGAATAGCCTCATGTGTAATGTTCACAATGACTTGCACTACCATGATGAATCTCTCCCATGGATCAAGGCTTGGAACTCAGCCCTGACTTGTGGCTCCGTGAATGATCCTCTGAGGGCTGAGGTGGTCATGATGCCATTCAGTTTCTGGATACCACGGCTGCACATACACAGGTGACGGCCCTCTACGACTACGGCCACGCCTTTGGGGTCGAGGTAGTCACACATGGCGTCAGCTACCTCCCCTGTCATCTTCTCTTGGATCTGTAATCTCCGGGCGTAGATCTCCACGAGGCGGGCGATCTTCGACAGCCCGATCACTTTCCCGTTCGGGATATAGGCCACGTGCGCACGGCCATAGAAGGGCAGGAGGTGGTGTTCACAGGTGGAGTAGAAATCGATGTCCCGCAAGACGACCATCTCATTGCAAGCCCCATCTTCGAACACCTTCATGATCGCGGCGGGGTCTTGGCCATAGCCAGCGAACAGCTCGGCCCAGGAGCGCACGACCCGCGCCGGCGTTTCTCTCAGTCCCTCCCGTCTTGGATCCTCGCCGATAAATTCCAGCATCCGGACGATGGTATCCTCTGCGTCACGCTCGGCGCTTTCCTCCCAGGGGAAGACGACCCAGCCGAGGTCGGCATCGGGGCCGGTCTTATCCACCAAGGCGCGGAAGGGTCGCTCTGAGTGGGCCGCTTGCCACTTATCACGGGTGCGGCCAGAGTCGATGATATCGTCCACGATAGCGGTTGCCTTCTCCGGGGAGTCCACGGCCTGTCCCGTCAGGCCAGCCACCACAGCGCCACCTCGCGGCACGCCATAGACCGCCCAGCCCAGGTCGCCCTCGATCTTCCGCAGCCGGTCGTATACTTCCTCCCAAGACATCTGATATTTCTCAGCCATTGGCTTTCGTCTTTCTCTTTCTCTTGGGCCGTGGTTTAGGAGGCGCGGTGCGCTCATCAAAAACAGCCTTTAGTGGCTCGAAGGCATAGGAGATAAACGTCGCTTGTCGCATATCCATCTCGGCCATCTGCTGATGGTCGTAATGGAACACATAGGCGGCCGGATTGCCCAGGTAGGTAGATGATTCCACGAACCGCAGTCCCATCCGGGCTGATAAGAATTCCCGGGATTCATGGAGGAGCACCTGAAGGATATGAGGCCAGTTGTCTTTTTTCGGGATCAGGATATGGATATGAGGGCGCCCTCCATTCGGCCCTTGAAGCTGGAACCAGCCCCCGCCACAGCCATCGTCGTCCTCGTCCTCGATCCATAACTCGACGTTCTCATGGCCGAGGGGATAGGTGCCGAGAATGAAAGGTCTTTTTTTCATTTCATCACCTGAGATGGAGGAATTTTTGGGTCTGTGCGGAGAGGCGCCAGCCGTGTTCGTGACAGGCAGCCACGGCCAGTTCGGTAGCCTTCCCTCCCATGGAGATGGGCTGAACGAATATCTCTGGCTCGCTGAGGAGGTGTTCAAAATTGGAAAGGAAGATCTGCAGGTTCAGCACGTCCTGATATTTCCCGACCAGCCATTTCAATTCGTCGGCATGAGTCAGGGCGGCGCCCTGTATCTCTGCGATAGTGGGGGAGGCTGGCTTGGGTGACAGGGTGAGCCAGTCGACCACCTTTTCGTCCTCGTCCATGAAACCGGTGGCGGTCCCTGATGTCTCTACGGCCACATGGTAGCCGGAGGCGTGAGCATACCGGCAAAGCTCGTTCAGGTCCTGCTCGGCGGGCTCACCGCCTGAGAGCAATATCCACTCTATCGGCCCAGGGGGTAGGCTCTCGATAATCTGAGCGGCAGTCAGGTAGGTGAACCTATCCAGCACCGTGTTGGCTTCGTCCAATGTCTCCACGGCCCGAGCGGGGTCCACCTCCCAGGTGTATTTGGTGTCACAAAAAAAACAGCCCACGCCACAGCCCTGGAGTCGGACCATATGCATGGGTGTCCCGGCCTTCACGCCTTCGCCCTGGATGCAGGGATAGATTTCGGACACGGCGTAAGTCGTTGGCATACATCACCTCGTAGGGTTTGGGTGCTGTGGTCCCTTGAAAAATCCCTTTTTGAGCCGGGTCTGTCAAGCCGAAATACCTCCAAGGAACCCCGGAGTAGTTGGCCGTTTGCTCCCCGTTGAGCACTTTTTTTGAACTTTTTTGAACTTTTTTTCACTCCCCTTGTTTCCCCCTCGAAACCGGGTAGTAGTTGCCGAGAGGGTGGCAGAAACTTCCATTTACCTTTTTAAATTACAGGATGTAACTCATTGTATAATAAGCACATCGCAACTTTTTAAAGAAATTTAAAAAAAAAGCCAAGAAAGTCCTTTCTATTCTATTTAAAATTCTTTATAATCCTTTGTGCAGGGCGGGGCAGGGAAGGCAGGATCTTTGACAATCGAATCTTTCGTAACTCACCCCATCGAATCTGTTGAGGGTCGGTCAGCAGCAATTGGTCCCGACCTTAAACATTCCACAACAAAAATCGGCAGTCGTTGGCTACCCGGCAGCACTTCCCACCTCCCCATCGTGAGAGGATGGCTCAGGAGGGAAGACGAGCAGCACTCCCCGCAAAGGGAAGGTATCTAAACGATGAGCAAGAGCCAGAGGAGATGGGGCGAGCCAGGGGAGATTCAGGAGATTCCAGCGCTGAGGTCGGTTACGGTCCCGACCAGTTTAAATATTCCACGTCGATGCACTGGAACCGGAAGTCCTCACTATCTCAGGAGGCTCGGAGTAGCCAAGATCCCAAGTCGGAGGGGAGCGAAACGAGGTTCGGTGCACCTTATATAGCCGATCCAATTAACTGAGCGATATGCGGCGCTCTCGTAAGTCCCAATTCTCAACGTGGCGGTTTCGGTCCCGCCAATTCAAACAATTCCAAGACTAAATGGGGAGCAGGGACGGGAGAACTCAATGCAGAGGGAGAGAGCGTAGGGAGTCAGAGGGAGGTATTCAGTCCTCGAACTGACGAAGATGGGTAGGGTGTATAGGTATCGTTCACCCGATTAGAGAAATCGAAAACGGGCTGCTCAACCTCTCCACCAGCGGAAAGGGCCATTGTCAGGCCAGGGCCAATGGAGGAGGGGGCGGGTTTAAAGTCCGTTCCGGTGAGGGTGGTTCCTCATCGCTGACGATTGACAGCCATCAGTCGGGACGAATCAATTTTTTCACAGGAGTTTTGTTATGGCACTCACCAAGAACCAGGCCATCAAAAAATTCCAGGCAGTTTGCCCACAGGGTTATGGCCGGGGGATGCGGGTAGTCAGGGCAGAGGCTTGGGATCGTTTTATTGGCTCTCTCTATCAGGAGGGGGCGGTCACTTATAAACAGTTTTCGACTTGGGAGAATATCTATAATGGCTTGCCCTATCAGAAATCGGTATGGTGGGTAGCGGAGAGGGCAGCGGAAAGGGAGGGGAAATAATATGGCAGCCCCCAGGCTTATCGAGGTCGAAATTGAGGATCTACCCAAGATGGGTTGGATCCAGATCACATCAGTAGGTCAGGAGAACCTTTATTTCATTAAAGACGATCAGGAATATTTCGTAAAACTTTTCTGATCATCGGCTCGTATCACTCACTCATTTATAGAGGGGCGGCTCACCCTACGGGCCGTCCCTCTTCCTATGGAGGCTCATTATGGACCGTAAATTTAGGTTTATCTATCGACTCCGAAATTACATGATCAATGCTACGGAAGGGGAGACGGATAGGTTTTATAAATTCCCTTTCATCTATATAGGCCAGTATATCGCTCCATTCATCTGCAGATGTTTCGGCCACAAAATTATAGATTGCTCCTCTGCTGGTCCTGAGTCAGGCAATATGGACCATTATTGTTCTCGCTGTGGAGCTTACTGGCAGATCACTCTTTACTAAATAGTCCACCTATGGAGGCTCGTATCATGGTCAACGTCAAACTGCACCACGGAAGAAAAGTTCATCTGGCTTATTCTTCGGATTGCGTCACTCTCTGCGGTCAGCGCATACAGTCAGACATCGGCTCTCCCCTTCGGGCGATGAACATGTCGGTCCAGACTACCCGGCCTGTCACCTGTAAGAAGTGCCTGAAGGACTTGGAGGATTGTCAGAGATGATTACTCTCTTCGCTTTCTTCGTCACCGTCGGAACGGCTTGGGCAGCACGTTACATCTATCAGGACATGCAATCCACTTTCAGTAAACAGCGTCGCGCCCGTAATCGGGCTATCTTAGCGAGGTAGGGGAAATGGAAAAGGTAACGGGAATGTTCACTCAGGGCGTCTCCTGTGAACACACAGGCGGCAATTGCTGGCTCGATATTATCCACCTCAAGGACGGGACGGTCTTGGGAATATCTGATGATTGCGTTTGTCTTTACGGTAGCGAAGAGGAGATGTGGGAGGGGGAAATGGCACTCGAAACTTTTGATAGGCCGGAGGTGATCGAATGAGGACTTCTCAGAGAATACTCGGACGAATACAGACGTTGATATCGGATCAGCCAGAGATACAGATGCACCGCCTCTCTCGGGCCTCTCTCGCCAATGTGGCGGCGACGGGCAACAGGGCGGCCAGAGAACATGCAAAACAGTTTCTCGGTTCCTCCAATTCGCGCTGCGCTTACATCACCCGGGAGGTGAACTGATGGTGCTCCCCAGGACAGCATGGAAAAAGCTCCCCAACGGGCAGTGGGCGCACCTCTACAATATCTGCACCACGGACCATTGGGTGATCGACATTTGGGAACCACTCAAAAAGGCGAAGGAGGGGGTTGGCTATTCTCACTCTACACAAATGAGCCATAGGGGGTTGTCTCTGGGGCGCGTAGGGACGAATGAGCTTCCGGCCCATATCAATAACATTCCCCCATCGGAAGCCCGTAGCCGGGCAGTCAGGGCTTTCTACGATAGGAAGTATGAAGAAGCATATGAACGCGCTTTCTTCGCTTTTGGAAAATTATTAGGCCAGGCTTTTTTCAAACAGGACATGGGCGAAGTCACTTTCACTCATCCGGATATTATCCCTATCTGAGGAACAACGGAACGCGAAACGGGGCGACCTTCCGGGGTCGCCGTCTACCGGTCCTGCATCCCCCGTGCCGGTGCTGAATGAGCGAGGGAGGGATGCAATACAATTCTATCCTGATGGAGGTAGCTATCATGGCTATCGAAAAAGAGTATGAACGGCTCGGCCATCGCATCATCGCCCACATCGCTGGCGACAACATGCGCTTTGAGATCTGCATGAAGAGCGAGGAGGGAACCTGGGGCGCTATGACGGTTTACTGGCGCAAGAAGTATAGCAGCTTCGAGGAGGTAGACGGCGAGATTCCTTTCGACGGCCTGGTCGAGTTGAGCGGGCCCAGTCTACACGCTGACACCGAGGAGGAGATCACGGAATACCTCACCATGCTGAAGCTGGCCAATGGCCTCTTTCTCGATCTCCACAACGTCGCCTCTCCCTGGCACAAAGAGCGGGAGCGACAGGACCAGGCCGAGCAGATCCAGCGGCGTGAGGAAAACATCGCTCGGGAACAGAAGGAGGCCGAGGAGCAAAAGGCCAGGGAGGAGGAGGCCCGGCAGTTGCGCCGGATCAAGGAATCCCCCCTCAAGCTCAAGGACAATCCGGCCAAGGTATTGGGGGCGATCCTCTCTGCTCTTCCCGAGGGCCGCGCTGTGGTCGATGAGGCTGAGGTGATCCGTCCAGATAGCATTAATTCGATGGGCTATCATCTGGGTGCGCTCGGCAAGGCTGACCTCATCTACCGTGTTGACATCGGCTGGGGGAGGCGCAAGAGAAAGGTTATCCATCTCACGGATACGACGATCCAGGCACTCGGCATTGAAGTCAAAAAAGAGGAGGAGTGAGCATGGCTGCAACACAGATATTTACAGTGTTTCAGGCGCAAGAGCGCGGCGAACGTTTCTTCGAGGTCGAGGAGGTGCGCAGCGTCGAAGGATACGTCCCGGTTGGGACGGTCAAGGCGACCAGCTTAGAGGCCGCTTTCATGCAGACCCAGCACCCGATGCAGCACTTCACCGTAGGCCCCGAGGTCGAGCGCACCGAAACTTGCGTTCGGTCCACCTCGGTAGGCGATATCATCGCGGATGAGGCGGGGGCGTTCTTCGCGGTTGACCGGGCGGGCTTCAAAGTGGTGGACGTAAATCTCAAGGCCGGGACGATCACCCCGGGAGAGGAGTGCTGATGGCCCCTTCACTCTATGAAACGCTCGGGGTAGAGCCTGGGGCGTCGCCTGAAGAGATCCAGGCGGCGTTCCGGTCCTTAGCCCAGAAGCATCACCCCGACAAAGGGGGGGATGAGGAGACCATGAAGGCGGTGGTCAACGCATACACGATCCTCAGGGATGGGGACCGTCGGAAGACCTACGATGAGACGGGCAGTGAGGAGGCGGCTGGCGCCAACAGGGAGGCCATGCCGGAACACATGGCGATGGTATTCAATACCTTCGCCTCTGTCCTCGGTCAGTTGCAACCGGGCCACGATCCTTTCGCCATCACAGGGCAATTGATCCAAGATAACCTATCTGACGCCCAACAGGCTTTAGGGCGACTCAGGGCCGAGCTGCGGACGCTCAGGGCGACGGCTGATAAGATCCCCGCCGACAGGGAGGGGCTGGCCCGCTATCGTCAGGTGGCCGACAGTCTCATCGGCCAGAAACAGCACCAGATCGAGCAGGGGGAGGAACAGGAGGCGATGATCACCAACGCCCTTGCCTTCTTGCGCGAGGCCGACACAGACGGGCTCTTCGTTGATCCCGAGAGCGCTCGTTCGCGTAGTGCCGGGGCGTTCGCCTTCACTATTAACGACCTGGGATCAGGAACGGCGAGTTCGGCATGGCGATGAATAAGACGACGCCGTTACGCGCTCAAGAACTCATCGAGCTGATCGAGACGAATGGCAATCCAGATGCGGTATGCCTCGTGACGGATGGGGAGAGGGTGGATGTGATGGTTGATGTCGAGGTATCTTTTCGGCAGGGCGTGCTCTACCTCAAGGCGCGGCGTCCCGTGCGGGAATGGATCGACAAGGTGGACCATACGAACCCGGTAATCAACGCAGTTAAACTGAGGGAAGGAGACATAGAATTCCCATGAAAATCAAAGAGCTGAAGGCGCAAGGATTCACCGTCTACCGACTGGCCTTGCGGTGGCTGATACATGGCTATATCCCACAGGAGAAAATGCGGTATATCGCCTGGAAGTGGCCGAGGGGCGGGAGGATCGAGATGGTAGGCACCTACACCATAAAGGAGGCTTGCATCTTTCTGCGGTCGGCAGGCCGACCTAAGATGGTCGAGGGGAGAGAAGGTATGAGCGCACTGCATCCTGAGAAGGGCCGCGTCGATATTGACGATGGCACCTACACGAGCAAGAAGGGTATTAAGGTGACGGTGCGGCGCGTTCCGCACCCCGGCTGCCCCTACGCATCGAAAATGGTCGAGATCGACTACGCCACCGGCATGACGGTCTTTTATCCGGACGTGGCGCGGTGCACGAAGAAGGCCCAGGGACGGTTCCTGAACTTCCTCAAGGACCAGAGGGGGAGGAAGCCGCAGAAGGCCAAAAAGAAAACGCCCGCGCTCAGCGAGTAGTACGGGGTCGGAGGGAGGGAGGATGGACAGTGAGGCGCTGTCCGGGGAGATCTTCTCTCCCTCCGCAAAAAAAAGGACCGGGGCGGTGGCTCAGACCGCCCCGGCTATCTTATGGAGGTAGTGGCATTGGAAGGCCACCGGCACTGAGCAGTAACGTACCCGCCGTCCTCTCCTCTGTCAAGTGTTTTTCCTCACCAACGAAAACCCGAAACCTATTCAGGTCGCACCCGGTTGGCTGCCGGGGCCTGACGATGGGAGCCATCGTTGGACTTTTTCATTCTATCCTATGGAGACTACCATGAAAGCCGGAAAGTCAATCATCTAACTCGCCCAGGAACTGCAGCGCCAGTACGATGCGAAGAGAGACTTCGTGACGGACACGCGCGGTATTCGCATGGACGTTATCCCTACGCCCCGCAAGGCCGCGGATGGCGAGATGCGCTTCGTCGATACGCCCCGTCTCACCCTCCAGGGTGTGGACGATGGGCAGTTCGGTATCAAGCACCACGCTCACCGGCAGATCGGCCAGCGCTGCGAGATTCACGCCAAGTATTACGACAGGATGCTGAACGATGCCCCCGCGCTCCTGGCGACGAACGTGAATCATTGGCTGTCCAATGAGCCGGAGAAGAGGATGGTCCGCACCCTCGACGGGTCGGCCCGGGCGTTCCTCTCAGAGCGGTATCGGCCCCTCGACAATATGGACCTGGCCGAACAGGTGATCCCGGCCATGATGGACGCGGGGTGCGAAGTGGTCAGTTGTGAGGTGACGGATCTGCGGATGTTCATAAAGGCGGTGGCGCCGCGCATCGAGGGGGAGATCAAGAAGGGCGATGTCGTGCAGGCTGGCCTCTCGATCAGTAACTCCGAGGTCGGGTCGGGCAGTATCCGCGTCGAGCCGTTGATCTACCGCCTGATCTGCACCAACGGCATGACGGTCCCGGAACACGGCCTGAAGAAGTATCACGTGGGGCGCAAGAACGGTGACCTCGTGGAAGGACTCAATGCGTCGGAACTCTTCAGCGATGAGACGAAGAGGGCCGACGATAAGGCGCTGTGGCTCAAGGTCAGGGATACCGTGCGGGGCGTGCTGGATCAGGTGGTCTTTAACCGCATCCTGGATAAGATGAGGGAGAGCACCGAGAAGGTGATCGAGGGGGATGTGGTCAAGGCTGTCGAGGTGACCAAGGATCGGCTGCGCCTCACGGACAACGAGCGTGGCAGCGTCCTGACCCATCTCATCCAGGGCGGCGACCTCTTCGGCCTATGGCCTCTCGAACGCCATCACACGGGCGTCTCAGGACGTGGAGAGCTACGACAGGGCCTCGGAACTGGAGACGATGGGGTGGACGGTGATGGAACTGCCCAAGAAGGATTGGGACGCCATCGCCACTGCCGCATAGCAAGACCCGTGCCGATGTGGTAAAATCCGGGGGTGGAAAATGCTCGCCCTTTTTTCGGGCATTTCCCCCCTGGCAATTTCCACCCCTACTGAGGCTGAAGAAATGAGACAGGAAGACTTGAAGCGCCTTCAGGAAGCAGGGTCGGAGTATTGCGCCTTGGGCATCTGGTTCGATTACTATTATTCCGGCTCTACCGGGGCGCACTTCATTCTATACCCCGAGGCACATCATACCCGGGCCCAGATCAAGGCATCGAAGAACTGGCTCCGCAAGCATCGAGACGTAGTGACCATTATCACCGAGAGGGTAAGGGGGTAAGGACCGTGGTTGATTTTAATTTCCACCGCACTCGGATAGGCCAGAAATTTTTCTGCAAAGACATTCCCGACCTCATCCAGGCCATTCAGGAACTCACCCTGGCCGTCAAAGAGGAGAGGGAAGCAGGGGAATTATCCCCCGAGGCAGTACAGGCCTATCTGGATCGCCACCGGGGACCGGGAGAGGAGGGGAGCAATCCTATCCTCAGACCGCCCTCGGGAGAGGCGAGGGCGATACTGGAGGACTTGGGCATTAAANNAGAGGACGGCCCCACCGGGCGCAAATTCTACATAGATGAAGGGATGGGGAGTATCGACTGGTACCAACAGCCGGACGGCTCACCGGCTATTGGGCCGCCACCTATCAACGAGGAGAGAGACAATGGCGAAGGCAAGAGCCATCACCCCGCAGCAGATCAAAACGATGCGGAAGGCATACGGCTGGACGCAGATGGAACTGGCTGCACAGCTGGGAACGACGCACGTGTCGGTATCGAATTGGGAGAGGGGAGCAACGCGGCCGAACAACATGGCGGCAAATATGCTCCGCAACCTGATCCTGACCGCGCCGGCCCGGAAGAGGCTAAGAAAGTAGTTCACAAAACGAAACCGAAGGAGTATATTAGTCAACCGTCGCCTATGGAGGGCACCGTGACAGAAGAACCCCGGCTCACGCTCGGATTCACTCCGGGCGTTCCC